GGGCTGAGAAAAAAAGTTTTGAAAAGAAAGTCCGATAAAGCTAACGCTTTATTATTGTATATCGTATAGTAGTTATTGTGCCTTATTTGGATTTAGGTGGGATATTGGTAATAAAGTCCCTTGTACAAAAGTACCAAATGGTTGTATAATATACCATAACTTAAAAGGACTATATGAAATGAGTGTTAATCTGCCAACAAACTGGAAACCTGAGAAAGCAAGAGCAATCGACATACTTGTAACCAATCCAAGCTGTAAAATACAAGAAATATCTCAAGAGGTAGGGGTATCTAAGAATACAATTCGCAATTGGATGAAAGAACCTGAATTTGTAGAGGTATACTATCAGAAGTATATGGTTACATTTGGTGCTAAACTGCCTACTGTGCTACAAAGTATGATACGAGAAGCAGAGGCTGGGAATGTTCAAGCTGGTAGATTAGTGCTAGAACACTCAGGTAAACTAATTAAACGAGTGGAAGTTGCTAATAATCAGAGTCCATTCGAAAAATTCTTAAATACTCAGGCATCAGATATGCAAGAAATTGACGTAATTGATGCAGAAGTTGAAGAAGTCGAACCTGAGTTCAAGGTCTTACCAGAACGCCCTGTAGTACCCCCAAAAAACGTCTCAAAAGTGCAACAAATCAGAGCGTTAAAGAAAAAAGAAGAGAAGAATCGTAAACGAAGAGAAGCTAGGCATTGGAGAGAACGAGCAGAAGCTGTAGGGGTGGGAAAACCAGAACGAGGTAGACAAACAAAAGCTCAAAGAAAAATTTGGCAGGACAAAGTAGAAGCAAGAGAAAAAGCACTAAATGTTACCCCCTATACTGAAAAATAAGGTGGGGTATTTTTTAAAAAGTGCCATACAATGTATTTAAATGCCTATAACTAGATTTTAGGGTACTGATATTTCAGATACATATATATACTATATATATAATATATATATCTTATATACTATGCTGAGATTTCAGCATGGGTAGTTTAAGTGCTGTTTTTACAGAAAATGATTTACATTCAGGGCATTGCTCTTTATCAGAATCAAACTTAACAGATACTATTTCCCAAAACCAATTACAATTTGTACATAAACATTGCCTAATTTTATATTCTTTCATGGCAGTCTAGCTTTCTCCCCAAATACCTAAGTCACCAGAATGTTTAATCAATTCTTCCCAAACTTCTATATTTATCGCTACTTGTGTTTTTTTGCTGTTTTCTTGAACTGGAGCTATGGTTTTTGCTAAAAATCCCAATATTTCATTGTTCATTCGGTTTATTTCAAAAGAATCAGATGTTTTTTCTTCTAATTCTTTAATAGAGGACTCTAACATTTCCATACATTGCAATAATAACTGTAAGTAGTATTTTTCTGTTTTTTCCATCATTTATCCTTATTTTCTTAATGCTTTTCTTATATCTTTAGAAAATTGTTCGTCTAACTTTTTTTTATCTTTAGCTGTGGTTGATATAAATGGTCTTGCGACAGCAAATACACCAAAAGGAGGTTGAAATCCATCATTTTGCTTTTTACCATACCCTTTCATAGACAGAACATTATCTTTACTTTTTATGCTATCTAATAAAGCACCAGTTTCAATCAAAGGCTTTACACTATTATTGCCTTTTGCTTTTCTTAGTGCTAAGGTACTACTTCTTAAGGGGGTTAATGGCTTCCCATCAGCACCAACACCACTATTTATGTTTGATTTAGAACCTTCTTCAGCTCCTTTTGCGTAAGCAGAAGTATATCTTTTAATTGCTTTTGGCAGTTCTCTAGCAAGTTTTCCAAAGTCAAAATTAACTTTTGCTTTAATTTCCATTTACTGACTCAATTGATTCAGATTCATTTTTGTTTTTATTTTCATCTATAATTACTTGTGCTTGATCGAGAGTCAAATCCTTATTATCCCTAACCATAATCTTAGCTCTTGTCATTAGATTATTCTTTATGTCGAACTCATCTTTTAATATCTGATCCTGAACTGTTTTTGGGTATTCTACTTCTTGAAAGTCTACGCCAAACTCTTCTGGTAGTGTAATACCATTATATTCTGCTATAGCACGCTCTACTCTATAAAAATCTTGTTCGTATAATCTCCATAAAGCTATATCATCGTAATAATCCTCTTTACGCTCCATGTCTTTAATCATAAGCGATATACCACTAGGAACTTCACCACCACTCTCTGCCCATTGTATCCATAGATGATTATTTGATGCAACTAATTCCATTTGAAACTTAATGTTATTAATAGCCTCTTCTATATTGCCGTTGGGGCTTGTAATGTTATAAGCACCATCTTCTCCCATGTCTAGGATTGTATTTGATCCTGCTCTAAGCATACTCTGATCTGCTCTTAGCCCTGTAACCCATGGCTGACCAAACATATTAAATCTCATTCCAAGATTCATTTCAGTTAATGCAATGTTGATTTGCTCATTACAATTAACAATATCAGAAGCACCTTCTACAAAAAAAGAATCAATCTGGTCTTCTCTATGAGTAAAAACGAATGGTAATACCCCATAAGGATTATCCTGCTCATCTAATGTTTTACCTGCTTCATCCATAATTCCGTACTTATCATTAGTCCAGTACTCCCATTGTAAAGAGTCTGCATTGGAAAGGTCTGATACATTATTTAATAATGGGTAAATAATTCCTGCTGGTTCAAACGGATTTTCTTCAAAATAAGATTCAAAGTAATACAAAGGTCTGTAATCAAACTTTCCATTTTCCCAAGATATTCTATTTGCTATTGTTCCTAATAACCTAGTCATTCGCTCTGAATGTTTCATCCTGACATCTTTTGCAGGAATTAATGTTTCATATTGCTCTGTTTTTTCCCCAACATTTCTCTTAGCACCTAATGTATATATTCTACTAATTTTATTAATAAATTTTCTTGTAAAATTCGTTAAAGTAGGTGGTATTTCTGAAAAAGCATCTCCATTAAAGTAAGTATTAATATATTGATCTGTAGACAACCCAGAATAGTAGTCAAGATATTTTCTTATTTCACTTCTTCTTTCATGTGACATCATTAGTTTTGCTTCTAATAATTTTTCTTTTAGCATTTGTTCAATCATCTCTGAATCCTTTTCATTTCTGTGTTTTTCATTGGAAATCTATTAATAATAAAATACCTAAAAGCATCATTACCATGGTCATGGTATCCATCTTTAATAGGTTCTTCTTTTATAGGTTTTCCATCTTGACTTTCTGGATACCTATACTCTTCAAAATCGTCTATTACGTCTAAACATCTTTTATCTACATGGATTCTTCTAACGCCATTAGCACTTTCAAAAAATCCTCTTGTATATGCGACACTAGCTACAATATTTCTACTCATTCTATCTCTAGTTGATATTACTGCAATTCCACTACGCCTAAAAATTTCCATATCCCCTGCTCCACTTTGCCCTTGAACATTTGCACCAGCAGGATCACCATAATAACTAACTATAGGGTAACCTTTAGTTTTAATCATTTTAATTAAATCTTCTGTTTTAACATTTTTTTTATGCAAAATTGAATCAAAAATTTTAATATGTTCAATACCATTTTCCCAGTAAGTTTGACAAAATATGACTGCTGGCATACGATAGCCAAAGTCAATAGTGCAATATGCAGGTAAATTAGGATTATAAGGGAAATCTCCTACATCAAGGTCACGATTAAAATCCCAAACTTTTCCCTCGAATACTGAAAACTCTGCTCCAAACTCTTGACCGAATAATTCTTTTGACATATTTCTTTTTCTTTCTACAATAGCAGGATCATTTAATCCTTGTGGAAACTCATGCTGATTTACCCAAGATGGAGATGAGTGACTTTCCCATAATGGATCATTCGACCCTAATTTAAATAAATCATATATCCAGTTTCTTCCTTCTGGGGTTGTAATAAAAATAACCTTTCCTTTTCTGCCTGCAACTGTTGGAGATAAATACATATCCCAAATTTTTTTATTCATTTTGGCTACCTCATCTATAACCAAGAGGTCACAGCCTTCACCCACAAGAGAATCTGGATTATCTGCTGACATTCCCTCAACAGTAGTACCCCATTTAAAACGGATGTACATATCCTTTTCAGATGCTTTATCTACATCTTCTCCATGACCTATAACCATTCGTTGCCACACTTCCCTAAAGATTAATCTAGCTTTTCTGTAAGACATCCCTACGAGCCAAATACGTTTATTAGGTTGGGATGCAACAAATGTTGCTTCCATAGCACTAGCCCAAGTTTTTCCAAACCTTCTCCCACAGACTACCACTTGAAATCTAGCATCTTTTTTCTGAGGGTAATGAAGTGCTAATTGCCCATTGTGTGGTTTATACCCTAAATAGTCAAACCATCTTTTTTTAAATTCGTAATTTTTTTCTTGCATTAGATCACTTTTATAACTTACATTATACTATCTATTTAATGCAAGGTTTATTCTTGCAATTAACTAACTCACTTAAGAGGTAAAAATGTCCGAAGAACAGACCATCGAGCCAGATGTAAAACAGGAAACCGACACACAAGTCGAAAACAATGTACAAGATGCTATTCCACGATCAAGACTAAACGAAGTAATCTCGCAAAAAAAAGAACTTGAAATAAAGTTAAATGAGATGAAAACTATAGTAGAGGAAAAGCAAAGGGCAGAACTTGAAGAGCAAGGTAAATTATCTGAACTAAACTCGGTATTATCAAAAGAAAATAGCGAACTAAAGGTAATAAAAAACCAGTTTGAATCTCAAGATAAAAGATTAAGGGACGATGCTTTATCGAGACTGCCAGAAGATAAGAGAGAAAAATTCGCTAATTTACCTACAGATTCTCTTTTAGATGTAGTTGAAGAGTTATTGTCATCTAAGAACAATCCACAAAATAATATTGGAACTGTTTCTAGAAAAGATGTTGATTTTAAAAGTATATCTAAAAAAGAGAGAAGAGATAATTGGAGTTCTATTCTCAATAATTTTAAAAGATAACTTAAGGAGTAAAAATAATGGCTTTTTCAGACCCATTTGATACAAACGTACACTCAGGAGGTACTGGAGCAGTAACACCAAATATTGCTGATCAGTTTATCCCTGAAGTCTGGGGGCAGGCTATACTAGAGGCTTTCCAGAAAAAAATAATGATGAAGAATGTCGGTATTGATTTGTCACCAGAAATTGCAAATCAAGGCGATAAAATTCATTTACCTCACATTGGTGTTCCAGCACTTAGTGCTTTTACACAAGGTGGTGAGATTGCTAGTGATGTAACAAGTGCTGGTAGCATGACAAGTGATGAGACCTCTTTGACTGTTTCTGAGTATAATGTAGGTTCTGCTTACATTCCAGACATTGTTAATGTTCAGTCTAACTATGACTTGATGGAAATTTATGCAAAACAGTTAGCATATGCTTGTGCTAGAGGTTTTGATAACTTTTTACACTATCAAGTTGCTAGTAACTTACAAGGACTCCTTGCTAGTGATACTGGTGCAGTTGGTGCAGATGCTAACACTTCAATGCATGTACAGACTACTGGTTCAGTTCTTTCTCAAGCTAATTTAACTTCATTAATGGGATTAATACTTGGGGAAACAAGTGATACAGAAGGTTGGAACTTAGTACTATCTCCAGATATGTATGCTAGTTTAAACTCTCTAACTAGCTACTCACAGGGTACTCAGGCTACACTAGGTGCTGATTTTGGCAGGACTGGTAATGCTGGAGCTATCTTAGGGATGCCAGTTTGGATTGCACAATCACCTTATATGGGTTCTGCTTCTGGTGGAGCTGATGTAAGTGCTGATGCGACTAAAGGAATCAAGGCTCTTGCTGATCTTGAAAATTCTGGAACAGAAAATAATGATATTGTATATGGATATGCAATTCACGAATCTGCACTTTACTATGCTTTCTCTAAGGAAGCTAAGATGCAGGCTTCTTATAGGCACTCCTACTTATCTACACTCGTAACTTGCGAGTCTGTATATGGTGGTGCTGTTAGAAATGCAGATGCAGATGGAGAACGTAGAATCTTTGCTTTAGTAGATTACGAAGCATAATTACTGCAAATAGGA